TCCAGGTGCAAATAACGTTTGGACAGAAATAGAACCTTATTAAATTATGGCATCAACATACTCATCAGATTTACAATTAGAGCTTATAGCAACCGGTGAAAAAGCTGGTCTATGGGGAACAATAACAAATAACAATTTAAAAATTTTAGAATTATCAGCTAGTGGTTATTATACAGTAAGTATAGCGGCAGCCGACTTAACATTAAATTTAGATAATGGTTCTGCATTAGGAGATTCTACTGCAACTGGTAAAAATTTAATGATAGAAGTTACTGGTACTTTAGCAGCAAATAGAGTTATCACTATGCCAACAGGTGCTGAAAGAGTTTTTATAGTTAAAGATAGTACAACAAGATCAAATTCTAATTATACTATTGGTGTGCAAAATGTAGGTGGATCGGGAACAGGAATTAAATACATGCCGGTAGGATCTACTTGTGTATTTTATACAGATGGAACTGGTGCTAATTCTATGAAACTTGCAGGAATTTTAAATCAAGGAAATGTACAAGTTCAAACAGGAACTAATACTCCTTACACTGCAGTTCATGGAGATATAGTATTTGGTGAAACATCAAATGGTGGTGGAGGTACAATTCAAGTTAATTTACCAGCCTCTCCTAGTGCAGGTGATACTGTAACTATTATGGATGCATCATTAAGTGGGGGTTTTGCTTCTAACAATTGTACAGTAGGTAGAAATTCTTCTCCTATTCAAGGTGCAGCTTCTGATCTTGTTTTAAATACAAATAACCAAGCAGTAACTTTAGTTTACACAAACAGCACTAAAGGCTGGCAAAAACAATCAACGAATTCATAGGAGCAACTAGATGCTCACTGAAATAAAGTTTGCTCCCGGGATAGACAAACAGGATACTAGTGTTGGAGCTGCAGGTCGTTGGGTTGATTCTGATCTTGCTAGATTTAGATATGGATTACCAGAAAAAATAGGTGGTTGGTCTTCTTTACTTACAGATACTATGCAAGGAGTAGCTCGAGCACAGCATTCTTTTGTAGACAAAGAAGGAAATAGGTATGTGGCTATTGGTACAGATAAATTTTTACTTATATATTTTGAAGGTCAACTTTATGACATTACTCCTTTTGTAGATAACAATGCAGGAACTTTAACTACATTTACTAGTTCTACTCTTACTACTAGTACAACTCGAGGAACAGCAATTACAATTACCACAACTAGTGATCATGGATTAATTGATGGTGATATGGTGGAATTAGATGCAGTCACAATGCCAACAGGTTCTAGTATTTCAGCATCAAACTTTGAAGATAAAATTTGTCAAGTTATAACAGTGCCTTCATCAACTACATTTACTATTACATCTCCCAGTGCTGAAACAGCTGGAGGAGGTTCAGATTTAACTTCAGGTAGTACTTGCACAGTTAAACCTTTTGCTAGTATTGGTCCAAGTGCACAATCATATGGTTATGGATATGGTGCTGGATTATGGGGTGGAACAGTCACAGGTGTTTTAACTAACGATTTAGATGGAGCGTTGGCCGCGGATACAGCAGGTAATAATGGTTCCGCGACACAAATTAGATTAACGTCTACAACAGGATTTCCAACAGCTGGTACAATAGCAGTAGAAAATGAATTAATAACTTATACAGGTGTAGCTGGTAATGAACTTACTGGTATAACTAGAGGTGCATTGGGAACAGCTACAACTGGAACTTCTAATGGTCAAGCACATAGTGATGGGGAAACAGTTACCAATGCTACTAACTTTAATGGTTGGGGATCTGCAGTAAATGCTTCTACAGTACAATTAGAACCTGGCCTTTGGTCTTTAACAAACTGGGGTGATGTATTGATTGCAACTATTGCAAATGGTAAAACTTATGCATGGGATGCATCTGCATCTTCTAGATTAAGTGTAAGAGCATCTAGAACTACTTTATCTCCAGGATCAAGTTCAATACAAAATTCAGAATATTGGATGGCAACAGGAACTTTAGATACTACTAATACTTTAGGTGGAGATAATGGTGAAGCAGTAGGTAATCCTACAGCATCAAGATTAACATTAGTATCTCCTACAACAAGACATTTAATTCATCTTGGAACCGAAACAACTATTGGAGATACAACAACGCAAGACGATATGTTTATTAGGTTTTCTACGGGAGAACAATTAAATCAATTTACTCCTCTTGCTACTAACTCCGCAGGTTCACAAAGATTACAAGATGGAACAAAAATTGTTGGAGCATTAATTGCTAAAGAAAATATTTTAATCTGGACTAACAATGCATTGTATACAATGAAATTTGTTGGAGCTCCATTTACATTTGGATTTGAACAAGTTGGTACTAACTGTGGATTGATTGGTAAGAATGCAGCTGTAGAAATAGACGGAGTTGCATATTGGATGTCTAACAACGGTTTCTTTGCATTTGATGGTACAGTAAACTCACTACCTTGTAGTGTAGAAGATTATGTATTTGATGATGTAGATACCACTAAAGGTCAACAAGTATGCGCAGGATTAAATAATTTATTTACAGAAGTAATTTGGTGGTATCCAACATCTGGATCTGAATTTAACAACCGATCTGTGACTTATAATTATGGTGAAGCTAAACAACCTCCATTAGGTACATGGACTACAAATACTAATACAAACTTTAATAGAACAACTTGGATGGATACATTAATTTATCCTCAACCTTATGCAACTTCATATAACAGTACAGGTACAGGAACTTTTCCTGTTGTGGTAGGTCAAACTGGATTAGGTAATACAACTTATTTTGCACAAGAAACAGGAACAGATCAAGTTAATCCAGATGGAAGTACAACTGCATTAGAATCTTTTATACAATCATTTAGTTTTTCATTACAACCTCAACAAAGTGAAGTGTTTTTAGCTATGCGTAGATTTTTACCAAACTTCAAAGTGTTAACAGGTAATAATCAAGTAACTATATCTGTAAAAGATTTTCCTGCAGACACTGATGTTGCAAGTGCATTGAGTCCTTTTACCATAAATTCAACTACAACTAAAATAGATACACGAGCACGAGGACGTTATGCTAATATTAAAATACAAAATACAGCGGCTGGAGAATCGTGGAGATTTGGTACATTTCAAGTAGATTTACAACCCGATGGAAGGAGAGGATAATGACAAAAATAGTAGTAAGATTACCAGAACCTAGAAAAGAATATAGCGAGGATAATCAAAGACAAATTAACAGATCTATCAGTTTGATTGTTGAACAATTAAATGCTACATACCTAACACAATTAAAAGAAGATCAAGAAAGATTTACCTGGTTTGTAAATTAAATGGCTAATATTTATAAAAATGCAAAACACGATTTTACTGGTACAAGTAATGTTGCTGTATATACAGTCCCAGAAAACTCTAGAGCTATTGTAAAATCTATTTTAGTAACAGATGACTCAGGTAGTGGGGATTCTATTCAAGTTGATTTAGTTACACCCGCTTCAGCAGGGAGTGCGGTATTTAATTTATTTAAAGCACAATCAATAACATCTAATCAATCATTACAATTAATAACAGAACCATTGATTATGATGGAAGGTGAAATATTAAGAATGACAGCAACTACCGCAGATAGACTATTTGCTATCGTTTCTATATTAGAAATAAACAGAGAGGACTTATAATGCCATTTGTAAAACAAAAATCAGAAAAAATATACGAAAAACAAATAGATGGTAAAACGATACCAGTTATTACTCCTGAAGTAATATTGACTATTACACATAAAGAAACTGGAAGAGAGTATCTTTCAGAAAAAGAAGCAGAAGACGATATTAACAGCCCACATACAAGCACTACTAAAGATGATATTAAGAGAGATGTTGAAGTAAAAATAGCAGAAATGCCTCCTCTTGGTGGATCTAGTGAAATGTAAGTTGGTTGACTAGAGCGTAAAAACCTAGTAAATTAAGAGTATTGGCTTATAAACAAGAGTAGCCACCTTGCTATGGAATTCATATTTGATAAGAGCCAACTACAAGATATGCACCAAATCATATCCTTGTACAAAGAGTTTGATAAATATAAAGAGTTTACACGAGAAGAGCTATATTATCACATACTCCCTTCTATTAAATTGAATCAATATAAAATAATTAAGGAGAACAACAAAGTGGTAGCATTTGCTAACTGGGCTTATTTAGATAACAACTCTGAAAAAGAGTATATAAAAACAAAAGATTTTTCTAATGAGTCTTGGAAAAGTGGAGATAATCCATGGGTAATTGATGTTGTTTCTAAAATTAATGGTGCTAAAATGGCTAATTGGTTAAGACATTTTTTTAAAAAATTTAAATGGATGAGATCAAATAATAATTTTAAGTTCTATCGAATAAGTAAAAAAGGATTTTAATGTCAAAGTACGTAAAAAAACTAACTAAACCCGTTTCAAAAGTATTAGATAAAATAATTCCTAATGAAATAAAACCTTTCCTACCTTACGTTGCAGCAGCTGTACCTTTTTTAGCTCCCGCTAGTTTTGGTGCTGGTGCAGGACTAGGTGGTTTGTTAAAAAGAGGTTTACTTACAGGTGCCTTACCTAATACCATTGCACAATTAGCACAAGAAGGTAATGAAGGTGAGTTGAATATGTTATCTACATTAATGGCAACTGGCGCCGGTGCGATGACCGCGGGTGGTGCTGGAGATACTTTAAGAGGTATGATGAGTAAAGGTAAAGCTGTGCCAATTCCAAGAGGAAGTGTGCCTGGTATGTCTGGTGGTTTTAAATATGATACTTCAGGATTAACAGGATTAGATAAAGCTAAAAACTTTTTATTAAAAGGTGGTGCAAAAGTAGCTGACGCAGCAGGTGGTGCAAGAGATGTTTTACAAAATCCATTTGAAGATAAGGTAGCACTTTCTGATATAGGAAAAGCAGCAGCGTTTCCAGTATCACAAGCAACAGGTGATGTAGCTTATGCAGAAGGGGTTAGAGCATTAAAAGAATTTAACGCAGCTGAAGCTGCAAAACAAGTAGCGGAAGCTGCACAAAAAGCTGGTATGGACCAAGAATATATAGATGCAATTACAAGTTCTATGACTGCATACGGATATGATCAAAGTGATATTAATGAAATTTTAGCACAAGAAGGTTTATTAGCTAATGGTGGCAGAGTAGGATTTGCTATGGGTGGTGGAGATTTCAGTGCGCCTGACTTTATGACTATGGGTGAAGTAATAGAAAATGTTAACGATGATGAAATGCAAGAAGGTATTATGGAAATAGCTCGTGGTAAAAATAGAGTTAAACAACTTTACGAACAAATAGAAGCTGGTGTAAACGTAGATGAATCTATGGCAGAATTATTTCAAAACTATGGTATAGACTTATACAACAACAGAGCTAACGGTGGCAGAGTAGGATTTGCTATGGGTGGTGGAGATTTCAATGCACCAGATTTTATAAGTATGAGTGAATTAGTAGAAAATATTGGTGGTGATGAAATGAGTGAAGGCATTATGCAAATGGCTGATCTAGATGAAGGAAAACAATTTTTACTTAACAAAAAATATCTTGAATTGTTAAGAGATTATACTGAAAGAGGTTTACCTGACGCTGATTCTAGAGCATTAATTGAAGCTAATAAATTTGTTAAAGAAATAAAGTTAGCTAATGGAGGTAGTGTATTACCTCAAGGTATGGAAATGGATTATAGAGGTGGTGGAATGATTCCAATGGGATCTGCAGAACGTGCAGATGATGTACCCGCAAGAGTAAGTAAAAATGAATTTGTAATGACAGCAGATGCTGTTAGAGGTGCCGGTGGTGGTAATGTAAATGAAGGTGCTAAACGAATGTATAATTTAATGAATAACTTAGAGGCAAGAGCATAATGTCAGTTACAGAAACAAGGCAACTCTATGACCCGCAGTTAACAGGTTCACGTAAAGCACTTCTTGCAAGTGTAGATAAATTAGGTGCAGGTTTAGCAGGTCAATTAGCAAACTATAAAGGTTTGGATACATCTCAATACGCACCAAAAATTGCAGATCAAACTGCTTTACAAAAAGGTTTAGCAACACAAGCAGCGGGTTTATCAAGTTTAGTTGGACCCGGTATGGCATTACCAGCAGGAGTAGAAGCTGGATCTATTGAAGCCTACATGTCTCCTTATCAACAACAAGTTGTTGATGCAACACTAGCAGAGTTTGATAGAAACGCTGCAATAGAAAATCAAGGTTTAAGAGATGCAGCAATTTCACGTGGTGCTTTCGGTGGTGGTAGAGAAGGTGTTATGGCAGCTGAAGCAGCAAGAAGCCAAAGTATGAATAGAGCCCAATTACAAGCACAATTATTAAATGATGCATTTATGCAAGCACAACAAGCAAGAGGAGCAGACTTAACAGCTCAACAAGGTTTAGGTGCTTATCAACAAGAAATAGGTCAAGCAGATCAAGGTTATCAACAAGCACTTCTAGATGCTAATCAAGTTGCAGCTAGAGAAGCACAGTTCCAACCATTTACACAAATAGGTTTAATAGGACAACAGTTATCACAGATGACTCCAGGAACTTATCCAATTCAAACTACAACTACGACACCACAATCAGTAGCACCGGTTAGTCCACTACAACAATTTATCGGTGGAGCAGGTGCCATTGGTGGTACACTTGGAAAACTATTAGGATAATTAATGAGTAGAATATTAAGACGACCAATGTTTAGAGGCGGCGGAAAAGTTTCTAGTTATGGAAATGGTATTGCGTCGGGATTAGGTTATGCTGGTGGCGGACAAATTGGTGGTGGTGCAGTTTATGGTCAATTAATGCCTGACGGTAGATATGGATTTCAAAAACCTTTTATACCTATTGGTCAAACTAAATCTCAAATAGATGCAGGAAGACAAGCTATCAATCAAATGTATGGTATAGCAGATGATTTTGCAGATGTAGGAAGTAAATCTAATGTTAAGACTCAAGGTGGTAATATTTTAAAAAGAGGATTTGCTAAAACTAAATCAGGACTTGGAAGTCTAAAAACTTCAGGAGTACTTCAAAATCCTGTTAAGTTTGGAACAGACGCTGCAATTAAATATGGAGCTAAAGGTTTTGGTATACCTACTGCCGCAAAATATTTAAGTAATTTAAAACTTCCAGGATCTAGTTTATTTGCTGCAGTAAGTGGTCCAGGAATAATTGCAGAAGCTAACAGACCTAAAACATATGCTGCATTACAATACATGAAAGACATGAATCAAAGTGGTGTGTTTGATGAAACAGCTGGACCGGGAGATTATGAAGCGTTTACATTAGAGTTTGATAAATTAAATGA